AATGTGCCTAATACTTCCAGAATTGCACGATTGCCAATTAGCCCATCTGCATACATTATGCAAATGTCGGTAAATGTTTCTTCGTCTATTTGGTTCGGGTCAGACCCGTGTGCAAGGATATAAGCCTTTGTTTGCCTACGGATCGACCCAGTTACTTTCCCTTTGCGGATTCGTAACTTGGGCTAATTGTTTTAGTGATGTTGTCCACAACCTCTAATTGAATAGAGAATGGGAATAATTCTTCAACCATATCGTATGTAATAGTATTCATATCAAAAGATTTATCTTCTGGCACGATTAACTTAAACATTTCGGTAATACGGTTTTCAGTAATAACTTTATTTTTAGCAGTTTCTTTTAATGATCTGCCTTTAATAAATACATCATTTTCTTGAAAATCAACGCCTTCTTTTTCAAAATCCTTTTTATTCTCAATAAATGGCGTAGATAATTCTAAATAATATTTATTAACTTTATCTTCATCAACTTGTTTAATTCTTTCAGAAATAGCTTCAAATTCCAATGTAGTTGGTACTTTAATCTGAAAAGTGTGGCCATTCATGTCAAATGAACGGGTGCGTACTAAATCTTGATTTTCAACAAATCGTTTGCCTAAAGCATTTGCAAATTGGCTCATGTCATATCCTTCATGTGTTTTGATCTATATTTCTCTAATGCCCCGCCCATATCCTTGCTTAATGAATCTAGGATTGCTGGCGAATTGGTTTCTAAAGCTGGGCGCAAAAACGGCTTTGCTGGCATTTTAGCAGTACCAAATTCATTGGCAACCGTTCTGGCATCCATTACGGCATATTGTTTAATTGCACCTTTGCCGCTGTGTAGATTATGGAATGTCTTAGGGTGAAACTTACTGCCAGGGGCTACAGAAACCCTCGCTATGACGATTTCAGTAGGGCTGACATACCTAGAGTGCTTATCCTTGTTTGTAGGCTTCCTAGCTTCGATTTGTAGGGTTGTCGCTAACTGACCAGTATCTTTACGCACCAACTCTCTAGCGGTGTTTAATGCTGGCTTCATAGCTTTTCTTGCGCCATTACGCAAAATATTGTTTTGGTCTTTAGGGCCAAAATCATCTTCAATCTGATTAATCAATTCTTCAAATTCTTGGAATCCCTCAAATTTGAAAGTTGTTTTCATTTTGGCTTAATTAAATTCTCAAATATGGAATTATTGAGTTTTCTAACGAATAAAGTAATTTCGTCTGGTGTTAGTTTGTCGGCATGATTGGAAGCGATCTGATATGCCAGATCAACTCCCATCAGCTTTTGTTGTTGCCAGCCAAACCAATCTTTAACACCAGAATCGGCTTGACCAGCAAGGTATGTCAAATAGTTTGCTAAATCGTTATTATTTTTTATTGTCGGATTCATATATTAAGTGTTATTTGACCAACCGTATTGATTACCTCTTGGGTGAATCGTGAATGTGCATTTCGCTTCTGCGTTAGGTGCATTGTCGATAGTGAATTCAGAAACACGGCCATTAAAGGCATATGCTACTGTGTTTTCGCCATCAACTGCGGCAATAACAAAAGTACGATCAATGATTCCGCTGTAAGCATCGCCACGAATCAACAATAGACCAGGATCGCTTGGATTCCATGCGGCAACAATAGTCATTGAAGTTGGTTTGCTTTGTGTTGGAATAACATCAGACTGACGGCTACCAGCAACATAAAAGTTAGCAGAAGCATCATCTTGACCAAACTTAGGGATTGCTTCAACATTTAAAATTTCGCCAGCAGAGCCAGTACCATTAGCAGAAGTACCAACAATAGATGCAACTTCACCAGTCCAAGTGGATAACTGAATAAGAGTTAAAGGTGTTGGAGTTGCGCCAGTTTGACACCATAACGATGCCGAAAACCCAGGTAACACTTGATTTGGGAGAGCCATTTTTAATCCTTCAAAAATAAAAAGTTAATAAAATTATATTATGTTGGAATGTCTAAAGTGCAATCCATAATAATATGGTTTAACTTTACTGTATCATCATAAGTATTATACAACCAAACTACATCTGCTTTGGCTATATAAAACCCGCTTGAACCACCAAATTGCCCATTATATCCGTGCAATGATTGTAATATAGTATTTGATATATTAAAAGCATCATTCTGATCTTGTGCAAACACATTAATCTGAAAGACGGGGCGATCAATGCCCTTATTATTCTGGTTTTGCCCTGTATATACTGGCTGGTGAATATTTCTTAATTGCCAAGTAATAAATTTAGGCTGTTTAGCAAAATCACGGTTAAATACGGCATATACGGGAATTGTATTGCCCACAATAGACTTAAGCTGATATTGAACGGCTTTGCCATATACGGCTGGATTGTTTTGGCTCATACTTGTGTGCTTGGATCGTTACGGTAACAAGTAAATGTAATGCTCATTTTGTCATTAGCTTCATTGACATCAGCAATACGCCAATCGTGACCACGCCAGTTAAACGCATAATCCACCTGATCTGTGGACATTGTGACGGTGTTGGGAGTGTAATTAAGCATGAATTTCACATGATTTTGATAAACCCGTTCATCTTTTGGGATAGTCAAATCGTTACGAACATCCATGACTTTAGCCCTAGTGGTAAACCACTTAGTCAATACGGTGTTAGTTTGGCCCATATCATCAACTGATATAGCAACTTTATTAACATCCACATTCTCATAACGGGCGATTGCCATTTACAGCACCAAAGATTTGTATGGGCGCAAAAGCTGATCTACGCCAAATGGCAACTTAGCCAACTGGCCAACGGTGGTATCGCTACGGTTGTTATAAAGATGGGTCAAAAGCAATAAACCAGCTTGCTGAATAACAGGATAACTAGCCAAAGGATTAGCCGACAAAGTATAAGTAACGACAATAGGATTGCTTATAAACTGATTTACTTCGCTTGGGATGCCGCTAACAATGACTTTGTTGCCAGTAGGATCATAAAAATACTGGTCAGAAGGAATTAGAGTAAATACTGGAGTTGTATCACTTGTGTAATAACCAACGGTATTAATCGTTACCCCTTTTTGACCTTGATTGTCTTGGCTTACTTCTGGCAGATCAAGCATTACTTGTGTGCCACTCATGCCATTAAACGCCCCGTAGTAGACTTTATAACTTACGGTGAATATGGACATACCCAAATAATCCTCGATGGCCATACGGGTTGCCAATTCAAGGCTAAATAGATAGTCTGCTTGGCTGGTATCGCCAACCAAATTAAGCTGTTGTAGGATTTGATCCAAACTTAGCCAAGAACTGCTTATATCTCGGCTAGTTTGCTCAATCTTTTCATAGCTAAAGGGGTTACGGACTGTACCTAAGTACGGCCCGTTGGTATAACTATCTAATGGCATATTGGCCTTATGATTCTAAACGGACACCCGCAAATACATCACGAATTGTTGAGCATACACGCTTTTCAGCATACAGGGTTACTGTACCTGGTTGTGTTTGCTCTAAACGCTGGATGCTGAATTCTTCGTGATCCACGATAGTTACAAACTTATCCCAGTTAGCCAAATAGATTGGGAAATTACCACTACCAACCACTTGCATATATGGGTTAGGAATAACTGGGAAACCAAATACATGAGCAACTGCGCCACCATCAGAATCACCAACTTCAACAAAGAGTGGCTGACCAGTAGAACTGGTTAATTCACGCAATGCAAGGATAGTATTTGGGTGCATATGCCATGCTGTACCTGGCAAACCCCAATATTGGGCTGGCAATGCAGATGCTAGGGATGCAATGTCGTTATAAACGATTGTGCCGCCAGTAGCGGTGCTTACAGTTTTAACTGTGTGCAAACCGTTTGTTGCGCCAGAACCGCTTGTACCAAATGCGGCAGTTGATCCGCTTGGATAGTAGTTTAAGCCACGCAAACCATTGGTTGCACCAGTTGATGTAGTGCCAGAACCAGCTTGATCGTTATTTTGGATCATTGACAATGCTTCTTGTTGGCTAAATTCCAACATTAAATCGCCAACAACGGCTGGATCAAGGTTGTTAATGTCATCCATTGCGGCAGTACGGATTGGCAACTGCGCTGTAATGGCTTGTAAAGGTAATTGCCAGAATGATGTAGCAATGTTTGGGCTACCAGTATTCACATTAACTGGATAACCCCAGGGATTTGTAGGATTGGTTGCGTTACCAGTCTTTACTACAAAAGCCTGATCTGAACCAATCGTTGTAATTTCTCGGCTTGATACCCGCAATGGGTTAGCCATACGCAAAGATGCAAACGCATCATCATAAATAACACGGCCACCAACCCCAGAGCCAGAGCCAGTAAGGGTGGATGCTTCTTTTAAGTTCACCTTAACCTCTTTACCGTTTTTATCGGTAAGGGCTGATTTGATTGCTTCTAGGATTAGTTGGTTTTTCATATTTCTTCCAAAAGATTAAGTTGGGGTGGTCTTTTGAACCACCCCGCCTTTATTACGCTGTTGCTGTTGCGGTAGAACGGTAAGCAATAATACTTAGCGGGTCGACGTTGCTGGTTGCTAGACGTTTTTCGCCATAGAAAGTTATGTAGCCTGGGAGGGTCTGATCATATCTACGGAGAACCATGTTTAAGCGATCAACAATGGTATGGCCTCGTTGCCAGTCACCGAAATACATTGGGAACAAGTTAGCCGCTGTGTTACCAGAGAACTCGCTTGGATTATCAACATATTTATTGACTACAACATCAAATCCCAACATACGGCCAACGATACCATCAGCATCGCCTGGGTGCATTCTTTCGAAAATTGGTGTGCCGTTAGAATCTTTCAAGCCACGGATTTGTGCCAAGAAGATTGGGTTTACCAAGAATTTCGCTGTAGGTGTCCAGTATTGTTGTGGCAAGTTGTAAATGAAGTTAATCAAATCTTGATAAGTTACATTTGCCGCACCAACTGTGTTGCCGTTAGTAGTTAATTGGTCATATACAGCCAAGCTGTTCAAACCGTTGCTAGTAGCAATACCAGAAGTACCGAACGCACCAGTAGTGATTGTGCCGCCAGTATAAGTACCATTAGCACCGTAGTTAGCATATTGATTCAAACCACGCAAACCTTGTGTTCCACCGTATGTATTTGGGGAATCGGTTTGATCGTTGTTTTTAATCATGGACAAGCCTTCTTGCTGGCTAAATTCCATCAACATATCATCAACCACATTGGCTTCTAAACCATCAATATCATCAAGTGCCGCAGTACGGATTGGGAACTGGACATTCAAGTCTTGAAGAACTTGTTGCCAAATAACTGTAGATTCAGTTGTTGGGTTAGGGCCACTAGATGTGTTGTTGTTTACTGGATAACCCCAGAAAGCACCGGCATTACCAGTTTTTGCACGGAACTGATAAGTAGAGCCATCAGTTGTTACATTACGGGAAAGGCCACGCATAGGGTTAATCAAACGGAGTGTATGGAACACAGGATCGTAAGCTGTACGACCACCAATGTTGTAACCACCACCAGTTAAAGATGAACTCTCAGTTAAGTATGCTTGATATTGTGATTCATCTTCAAACATCTTGAGTTCTTTTTCCATCGAACCTTTTTTAGCAAACTTTTTGAGTTGCTCACGAACCATCTTGTTTACATCTTCTTTGATGGTTTTAGCTGGTTTGATGATAGAAGGTGCAGTATTGATTTCAGCAACACGGGCTTTAATGGTTTCTAACTTCTCATCCATTTCAGCTTTAGCGGCTTCAATAGCGGCAACTGCTTCAGTTTTTACTTCTTGAATCTTAGATTCGTTTGATGCTTCGATAGCATCTAACTTTTCAATGATTTTGTCAGACATGATATTTCCTTATTTGATGCGTTTAGATAATGCCTTTAACAATTCTCTTTCCTCTAGGGCTTTAAGAACTGTATCAGCTTCGTTTACCACCGCTTCCAACTCACTTGGTTGTGGTGTTTCTTTAATAACTTCCTTGTTTGCATCACGCAATTCAAGAATCTTTTTAAAGACGGAAGATGCGGTGGTCGCACCTTTCTTGGACAGGCCAGCATCACGCAAGGCTTGTTCAACTAAGCGAGGATTTAAATGCCCTTCGGCATCAAAACACTCTAATCTTTGAATTTCAGCATTAGGATTGTTTGGGTACATAACTACAGAAACTTCCCGCAAACCACCTTTAGTAATCTGAAAATAGGATTCATCATCATCGTTATCATCATCCATTGGCTCACCATCAGCACCAACCCAACACGCTTCATCTGCGTATGCGCCAACTGAAAC